ATAGCCATCACTCTCTATTGTCTGTCCAATAATACTTACTGGCAATGCATTTGTTAGTGGATAGTTACTACCGGGCTGTGTGTTGGTAGTTAATACTTTTACAAAATCTTGTAATACTTTACCTGTAACAGGGTCATATACCAACTTACCACTTTCGTATGTAAATCTAGTGTCGGCAACACTACCAAAATAATATGCTAAAGAACGATATGCTACACTATAACGGTTATTACCTACACTTTGTAAATTTACAAAATAGTTACTAGCATTATATGCACCAATACTCCAACGATCTTGCGCTACTGTTAGACTGTTATTGAATATCAAACTAAAGCTTTGATTTAATTCCATTCTAACAATACATTCCTGTAACACTAAATTAGGCAATGAATTGTCGAATGCAGGAATTATTGTAGATACAATTGCGCCCTGCGGCACATACCCATTTAATGTTATCGGACCGGTACCATTACTAAAAGCACCCTCACCGTTATTATATCCGTCACCCACTACATTTAACACAGTAGTCCAAATGTATGTGGCATCTGATGGGCTTGCAATGCCGGCTACTAAGCGATTGTTATTATTAAAATAATAACCACTCGGGGCGATAAACTTAATCATTGCACCTTTAGTTACATATTTCATATTATATGATGAATACGTTCCTACAGAAACAGGTACATTAGCACTTCCATTTATATTATAAAAATATCCAGTTAAACTATTAGTGTCAACTGTTTCTTCTTGCCAATATACTGTGTTATCACCCGATGCGGCATTGACACTGTAACGTGTATAATTTTGAATGTAATACTGTCTTGCTCGATTGTCTGCTAGCAATGAAGCCAATGTATCTGTCAAGAAAGTAATAATATCACCAGAACTATTAATAGTTAATAACTCATTGCCATTAGTGCTATCTTGGTACATACCACCATCACTTGCAAATGAATTGGTACTGGAGTATTTTCCGGTAGGATCTAACAGGTCTAAGTTTTTTGATACACCAACAGAACTACGGTTAATAGCTTTGCTTTTAATAATAGAACTGTATAATGTATATGGGAAATTGTTGTAATCTTCACCATTAACCATTCTATTCTGTGTGTAGTAGCGAGTAGGGGCACGTTGTTTAATGTTTGCTAATGTTTCTCTTGCCTGTGCGTTTGACACTGGTGTCTGTAATTCTAATCCTAATGTAAGTGTTTCTGTTCGTCCTACTCTACTAATATAACTTATTGAAACTGATAGATTCTGCATTTCAGTTGGATCAATCGTATATGTCAATGCATTACCTGCACGTACATATGCTCTAAATGTTCCAACTGGAATTTCGGAAAATACTCCATCACCAAAAGTATAACTAACTTGGTCATTAAATCTGCTAGCTACAGCAAATATTCTACGAATACTACTTTCAGTTTGAAGGTAAGCATCCGCATATACATTTTCTACTTTATTCCATAATGTCCTAGTAGTTGTATTACTATTATCGGTACTCAACTGATATAGCCAAGTATCGGTGTTGTTGATACCTTGAATATCAACATCAACTACTTGATTACTAATCTGTTGTGCTAAATTAAAATCGTAAGTCTGTAGATTTCCTTGTTTAAAATAAAAGAAGAAACCTGTATTTGGACTACCGTAACCTAATTTATCGTTACGATATAGCATATTAAAACGTCCGCTAGGAGCAGGAGGAATTTCATATACATAATCTTCATCTAAACTAGTTACACTAACTAATTCAAAATTCATTGTAGTGTTATCTACTGTAGCACTAAACGGTATAATTGGCAAACTAGTAGATGGAATATTAATAGCATATTCATCAGTCTTAATACCTAAAATTTGTGAGGTATTTCCTGGACGACCAACACGTTGACTATTAACTAGTGTTGCATTTATTACTGTATTAAATTGCTCTAGCCAATTAATATTTGCAGGGTCATTCCATAATACTGTTTGATTACTTAAATTAAATCCATTTAAGTCAGTAATATTTTCACTTGTTTGAATACTTACTACTTTGATATAGCCCTGACCTGCTAAATTACGTTTAGGAGTATAGCTAACCAAGTTTGCTAGTTTAACAACACTATCTCTACGTTCCGCAGTATCAATAAAGTTTTCACGTGCGTTTAAGTCGCTACGGAAAGCTAAACCCTGACCCATAAAAGCCATAACGTCTAATAACGCTATAAACTCTGATGATTCAATATAATCATTGAATGTTTCCGGATAGTAAACTCTTAGATAATCTATGAAACTTTTGCGTAGTGTTTCATAGTCATATGAACGGAAATCGGCTTCACGGAAGGTTTGATAAATTGCCTTCCAATCGTTAACGCCGAATAGTGCTGATTGTCGTGAACTTGTAGCCATAATGGTATTCTCTTTTAAGTATTTATCTTAAATGAAAACCACACTTTTGGAAGATATTATTGAATAACTGCAGTACTTGTACTATTATTGAAGAAAACGCTTAATGCTTGTGCATTATTGAATGGGGTAACCGCTATTTCCATTTCAATTAATATGCCATTTTCTTGTGGGTAAGCACTAACGGTATTGACTATCAATCTCGGATCTTGATTTGCAACTCGTCTAAGTTCTGTTTCTAATTTGTTCTGTACATCAAACGTATTTGGTTCAAAAACAAAACTCCAAAGAGTAGTTCCGTAACCCGGATTCCCAACTTTTTGTCCCTGTTGAATATTCAATGCATTAATGAAATCTTGTATAACCAACTGCTCGTCCACTAGCTTAAACTTTTTGCCAGGAATCACTGGTTGTACCATAGAACCTACTCCACCAGCAATACCAGCTGGTAAATTAGTAGAACGGGGCTTGTTAGAGTTAATAGTACTGAAACCAATGTATGATGGCATATTTTATCCTATAACGTATTTATGCTATGCTGTTTCGCTCGTTTAGCAGTTCATATCCTTTTTTCTGAATTGCTAATAATTGTGACCTGTATTGTTGTGTTGTTTCGTATATTGCCCTGACTGACGGGTCACCTGCAGGTAAGTTATTATTTGCATTTTCATATGTTTCGGCAGACGCATTATATTGTGCTCTAACCGTTTTAGCTTCCTCGTTTAAAGCCTCTAATTTTGCATCAATTTCTTTATACTTTTCTTTTTTTGCATCAAGCGTAGACAGTCCAGCTTTATATGCATCTTCACTAACACCTGCAAAGTTTGGTTCCGGTATTCTAGAATCTCCAAGTATGTCTCTTGTCTGTGCGGTATCACGGGTATTTGTATTAATAGCTACTGTAGGTAGCTTTAATGAGTTTCCTCCTGACCCAGAATTTGGAAAAGAACTAACTAATGCTTGTAATTGTGATGCTACCCCTGTTGGCAATCCTTCGAAGGCTAAGTTAGATAATGTTTTCTTACCACTCTTTAAATCATCTAACCCTTTTGTTAATGCTCCTACTGCTCCTGTGGCTGCTGACAATGCACCAGATGATGCTAGAGGATTAATTGATGCTATATTAGATATACCATTTGTAATTGCGCTTGCTTGGCCGGCTAAAGCTGTGATGGCTGCTACCCCTGGTGCATTATTAACGGCACCGAAGGCATTGTTAACTACAGAAGCAACTACACCAGCACCACCGGGTAATGCTCCCAATCCAGTAGATAGGTTTGCTGTTATACCTGTTGCCGTTTTTAATAATCCGCTGGCTGCCCCTGTTACTGCACCTAATGCACCTGTTAATCCACTAGTTACTGAACCTAACGCACCTGTTATTCCTCCAGTAACAGCACCTAACACACCTGCTATCCCACCGGTTGATGGAGCCTGTGCGGCCGCTTGTGCTTTTTCTGTTATATCTTTAATATTTTGAGGTACTCCGGCTTGTAATGTAGGGAATGCTCCGGTGATGGCTGCAAATGCACTGCCTGCTACACCTTTAGCACTGTCTAATAATCCTGCTATTCCACCTATAGCTCCTTTAGCCATTCCACCTAATGCACCTGCAATACTACTTAAACCACCTGTTACGGTACTTGCTAAGTTACCAGCAAAATTACCTGCTGATACTAAACTGCTAGCTGACCCTAATACACTATTCAATGCACCTGTTGCCGCACCTACTACATTTGCCACTGCACCATTAACTGCTCCGGTTACTGCACTGGCTGCATTGCTAACTAAGTTTACTGTATTTTGTACTCCTACGGTAGATGCTGCCATTACTAAACCGGCAATTACCGTGCCTGATTCTTTTCCGGTAATTAATCCACTAGTGGTTAATGCTTTTTGTGCTATTTTTAATCCAACAACCGCTCCGGCAACTTGTGCCACTGGATTGTTTATATAAGAATTTAAATTTGTAATACCATCTTTGCCCGTAAACATATTAGGAGTTAATACTTGCTGTACTGTTTTACCACTTTGTACTAAACTGTTGGCATATGCAGCCGTACCTGGTTTAATAATCTGGTTAACTTCCATTTGATTAAAAGTTTGTGCCATACCACCTACTACACCGACCGGACCCGATGCTGTTTCTACTACTCCTGCACCTAATTTAACTGCGGCGGCTGCCGGTCCTGTTGCGGCTAAGGTAGATAATTGACCAACCATTGTGCCTGTTGTATTTTTGTCTAATGCCGCACTAATTGCTGATGATGGTGGTACAGTAGATGCTACAGCAACACTTACTGGATTAGTTGGTGCTCCTGCACTAGCATTTGCTGCCGCAACTGCAGATGACGGTGCTGCCGGCAATGCCGTACCTGCATTGTTATCAACTTTAACATCAACACCTTGATTTGCGCTAGCCCACGGTGCGTGAGCAGGTGCTCTACTTACAATACTTAATAATTTACCCGGTGCGGCCGCCCATCCCTTAGTAGCATCATTCAATGTGTCAGTATGTGCTGTTAAAGGTAATGGTTTAACTTCTTGTGGTACCAAACTTGATGAACCTGTATTCAAGTTAATCTTACTACCATTAATGTATGTGACTGAATCGCTATAAAACGATGCGTCTGCACCGCTAGCAAAACTCATTTTTCCATCAACTTTAGTTGTGTATTTACCAGAGGCATATAAACTAAAATCTGTTCCAACTTTCTGTGTTGTTTCTTTTTCACTACTAATTGCAATTGTATCTGCATTTATATTCAATGCTTTACCGGCGTTAATATTAATATTGTTATCGGCGTGTAAATTTAAATCACCCTGAGTTCTTACATTAACAGAGTTAGTAGAGTACATATCAATAGTACCTTCTTTACCTAACTCAATATAACTTTGTCCATTTGCGTGAATGATAAACAATGTTTGACCGTCATCGCTCATTAATATTTGATGGCCTAAAGTACTACGTATTCTTACTAATTGATCTTTACCTAGAATATCACCATCATCCATTACTAGAGTATGGCCTCCCCTACGTGCAACAACATTTAGTCCGGTTGGTTTATCACTAGAGGCGGCTGTTGCAATAGATTCATCTGTATAGCCACCTTCATATATGGGTCTACCGGGTGTGCTTACTCCCCAACCAACACGGCTTGGACTTTCACGTTGTGCAGATGACCCGATTACACCTCTAATTGGATCTCTAATCAATCCTTGTTGCGCTAATATACTAGCGGCATAACTATGTACAGGTTTGGCATCTGTTAAGTATTTGCTACTATTAACAATACCTTCATTATTTGAATTTATATTGACTACAGGTAATCTTACTGCCCCACCTAATCGTGCCGCCTCACCGGCGTTAGGTACAATATTATCACTACCTCCAATAGCAGGAACCATATGCAACGAGTCTGCTGGAGGTATAGCTCCTATATAAAATCCATAATTGGGATCACCGTTAATAAACAAACAAACTACTACTGTACCAATATCAGGTGGACTATTCCACATACCATAGCTATTTGGATTTTTAGTATATTCTCCAAATCCAGTATTGTTACCAGTAGGAGTAGTTGCACCAAAGAAAGGTGATAGATAGTTAACAGTAACCCAACTTGAGTTGTTGTCCGGATTTTTTCCACCAAGCTCTTTTAAATATACCTCTAACCGTCCGGAACGTGTTGGGTCAATATTATTTTTAACAACACCTAGTAGAGGGGTGCTACGTATAATACCGCCGCCGGCTGTAGGCAGGGTTGATTTAGTTACACCTCTTGGTTTAAATCCGTCTATTGACATATAGTTTCTCTAGTTATTATGGACCCAAGCCTATGCTTAAGTCTCTATTATTTATAGGAGCAATACCCGGTGGTTCTTCTTCTTCTCTACCACCCTGTGCTGACGGAGTTACATTAGTTGTACCAGTACTAGCATCATCATCTGCTACATTTTTCACAACAAATTGTCCACCATTAATCTGTGCCCCGGCTGAGCTATTGGTTGCTTCTCCACCAAGCCCAGGAGGTGCAGATACGTTGTTGCTACCTCCCGTAGGGGATGTTATTGAATTCATCGGCGGGTCACTTCTGTTCAATGCTATTTGATTTTCCGCTTGTTGTGACGCAATATTAGGATCCAATCCTGCCAATTCATCCGGTAATAATCCAGTTACTCCGTCAGTAGAGCCATTGGCATTAGTTGTAGCAGTTGTCCCTGCTTGTGAGGTAGATTGTCTAACATCTGAACTATTCAGTGCATCTCTTGTATTATTTTCTCTAGTTGCCCCTGCTTTTTGATCGTCTTGTTCCGCTCCTGGGAATGTGTAAATTCTACCCTTAAGTTGTTGTGTAAATTTACCACGACTAAAATCACTATCTACACTAATAAGCAAGTAGTGTATACCTTTTACATTTTTTACACTTTTTGGATATTTCCAAAATAATAACGATTCGTTAATACTCATTAATCCATCTTCGTTTTTATAATCAACACCTTCTTTAAAATTTATTTGTATAAAAACTTGACCACCGTTAGCATTAATAGTGAACCCATCTGGACCATAAAACTGACTATACACTTGATTCAATGATCCGGACGAATCACTCATCAAATAATCCGGATCACCCATAATACTTACTTTTGCTTCTGCAAAACCTTTTGGATCAAATAAACTAGTTAGATATGAGTTCTGTGGGCCCAATCCAACATCGGGGGCACCTTGTCTAGGTTGATTATCGTGTCGGTCTGTAACCTGTGACACATCTATTTCACCACCATGTGAAGCAGGATCATTAGACGGATCCAATGCAACCATGTAATATGCATTGTTTAATACCTGTTCATAGCTTATTACTTCTGTGTTTTTACCGGTGAACCAATAATCATAAATTTTATGTGGACCATAATAATTTGAAGTTTTATGTATATATGGGCTTATTGCAGCCGGTGTTTCATATGGTTGAATTACATATGTTATTTTATATGCAAAATCATTTCGCTTGGTATCCCATTCTAAACACTCAACTCTAGAACTTAAATTATACCATTTAATTCTTGCTGGATTTTTCTCTTGCTTTTCAGCATCACTACCGGTATTACTATCCAAACTAGTGTCTTTAAGTATTTTCATTGCATCAGACAAATATGTACTTTGTTTAATAATATCACTGATTGCCTGTAAAATACTAGTATCATTAGAAAAAGTAATTGTTCTTTTGGTAAAGTCCGGATTTCTACTTTTTAATGCAGTAGATTCATTTGATTCTGCTGTGGTTGTTGCATTTCCCATTGGCAACCGTGAAGGGTCAATACTAGCTACATCAACCAATCTAGCAGTCTTGATCGAGTCTGCATTTCCAATATATTCAACATAATATTCGTTTGGTCTACTAATTTCTTGTTTATCATATCTATCTTGTTCGTTTTGATTCAACACTTTCATCAAACTTTTTATCCCAGGACCTCTGCCATTTAATGCTTCTTCCACTGACGAGGCCACAATATTTTGACCATTACTTATTCTGCCACGTTTAACACCATATGCGGTGTCTGGCGCAAGTGAGTTTGCTTCAATTTTATATGTTGATATTTTTCCATCAAGCGTAAATTTCATGTTAGTAATAACACAATCATAAAATCTTTCAAATACTCCACTAGATATGTTTGGTTGTTTAGTGTCAATAATGCCACTATCTTTTGCCGATAGCAAATTGCCATTGATATCATATCCTTGAAATCTTATACCTAAAATATAAAACTGTTTTAATTCATTTGATACCTGAGTATAATTTTTTATTCTACTACGTTGTTGTAGGGCTGATGATGCTTGCCGTAATTTAGATATAAAAGAAAATCCATATGGTTCATATATATTGAACGATAGTTTTGTTGTGTTAGATTCTGTTGCTGTATCCGGTCCTTGTATGGCATTTTTTATTTTTAAATCATCTATGTAGAAATCTAACTCAAAACCCGGTGCACGTTTATTACCGGTAGGACTGTTAATGCCACCACTTTGTGCTATTAAAAATGCACCGCCGGTATCTTGATTAGCCAAGACATTAATATTTTTTCTACCCGAATCCGTAAATGCACCGTATGCATCGGGAGTTATCATATATAAACTGATTTGATATGTATAGCTTGCAAAATTACCTAAGGGATTATAAGTGCGTTTACCCGGTCTAGTTCCTACTACTCCCCCTACACCTGTACTTGGTTTTGGTCTGTCTGCTGTTATGGTTATTGTGCCTAATTCGGTTGGTGTACTAGAATCAGGCGGAGGTGTAGTGTTCGCTATTTCGGCCGCGGCAGTCTGTTTATTATAACTGTTATCATCATCAGGAGGACCGGTTAGAACATTACCTTCTACTGACATTTATAATCCTAACAATTGTTTTAATAAATTTGATTTAGGCAAATATATACCTACACCTGTTACAAAATCAAAATATGGATCTTTTAATCTATTTGAATTTCTTGCGGCAAATACCCACCATAATCTGCTATCAGCATATAAGTCATATGCTAATAAGTCAGGGCGATATTCATATACCATAGTGATTTCCCAATAGATATCAGATGGTTGTTTAACAATAGGTCTATCTATCATTACATCTAAAAACTTACCATTAACTACATCAGTGTTGTAATATGGACTTGTTGCTGGATAAAGTGTATTGTTTGCCATTACCAAATTCCTCCGCCATCTCGTTTACTGCCTTGAAGCAATGTACCAGTAGCATATTCTCTTAAACTAAACTTAGTGCTTATATCATTTCTTGTAACAATCGGATTAGCTGTCAATGTTATTTGCATTTTAGTAGGTACATATGTTGGTTGTGTATTTGTCGCCTTAGTGAACCTAGGTGCTGCCGCTCCTCCGCCTGCTACTAGTCCATTTGCACCTAATCTACGACAAGATACTCCATTATCTACTAACCCTGGTTCTTCTTGGTATTGATACATAGCGGCATCAACCCCCGGTTGTAATGTTGGACTACCTGCACGTATATAGTCCACATCATTGGGTAGGCTATAATTAAAATTAGTTATAACTAAAGGATGCTTGTCAAACTGAAATTCTCCTAATCCAGAAAGATAACACAATGGCGGGGGTACTCCGGGTCCGGGCTGTTGGTCTTTACCATAAAACATTTTAGTGACACTACGGAAGAAATGTATTACTGCTAATAAATAATTTGCTTCAAATGAATCTTGTGCGGTAAAGTCACACGTGATTGTTAATTGGTCTACACTACTATTCTTATATTGAAATAGTTTGTAATTGCTGTGTACTAGATCCGATGGTTCATAGTGTGCGGCATAGTTAACAGATATACTTGGTGTGTATGGGAATACTACACCGTCAGTCTTTTGTAAATATCCTAATATGCCAGGATTCTCTGCTTTATATAAGTAACCGGCATCAGGGGCTAAACTTAGTCGTACACGCCAATCACCTTTTGTTTTTGCATTTTCTGCATCTTGTGTAATCTGTCTGGCTCTAGCGTTCTCAACTGACCCTTGCAGACCTTGCATTCCACCATATGCACCTATTATATCTTGTTCTGTGCGTGGTAGGATTTCACCATTTAATGCTTCAGCTTCCAGTCTAGCTTTTTCAATTGCATCGTCTACATTAATAGTTGCCGGTGCAGGATTCTGTATTGTTTCACTACCCAGATTAGTATTTGGATCTGTATTTGGATCAACAGTTAATTGTCCACGTGACAGTTGTTCGGTATCGTTACCTACATTAGTATTTGGATCATTAGCGGCTACTGTTAAATTAGATAGTTGTGATTGTAAACTAGCCAAAGAAGTCTGTGCAAAAAACAAACTTCTTTCTAAATTAGCAATTACTGCAGGGTCTGGATTAGGTGACCCTGCAGCCTGATCCAATTGAAGTTCTAATGATGCTACTTGAGCCGTTGCTAAAGCAATATCGGCTTCTAATTGAGCTTGTGATGCCATAATATGTTGTTATCCTTACTTATATTTATCGCTAAATAAAAGTGCTAATTTTACCCTTTTCACTAAAAAATTGTTGCTTTTCTGCAACTATTATGTTACACTACATCAAACATACTAAGGAAACTATGTCACTACTCCCGGCTCCGCGTAAACCTGTCAACTATTTAAATAATAAAGACATTCTAAAAGAGATACACGAAAGTAAAAACGCATACTGCCACTTTACAAAACCAGAATATCATCGCTATGACTTCATTGTAGATATGCCCCAAGCTCCAATTGAAGACAGTCTGGCATATGCTTTTAAACCCGAAACCATTCAGCAAGCAAAAGAAACACGTGCATTACGATTAAGTTTGGAAGCAGGAACAAAAGATTCAGTTTTACCCGATTCAATAGAATTAACAGATTTAGTATTTCGTATAATGACTTGGGATCATGTTCCAGTCGCACCAAAACAACCCCGCAAAACAGTTAAAAAGAAAACAGCAAAGGATATATTTGAGTTTGAAGAACCAAACCCAGATGAGATTTTTGCTGACCTAGAAGATAATACTACCAAAGCTGAAGTAGATGATATGGTTCACGTTAAAGTAAACTTTCCACCATTCCAACATTATAAAATTGACAGCAACAACACATTCTATTGTGTGGGTAAAAGTCATTGGGAAGGTACTTTAGAAATAGGTAACTTCAATAAAGATCATGGCACTATTACTAATAAACTCGCCCGTATGTATATTATGATGTGCGAAAAATATGCAATGAAATATAATTGGCGTGGATATACGTACAATGACGAAATGCGTAACTCAGCTATCCTTCAACTAACATATGTTGGCTTACGATTCAATGAAGCTAAGTCTGCTAACCCATTCGCTTACTATACGGCTGCTATAACAAATAGTTTTTGCCGTGTATTGAATACAGAAAAACGTAATCAAAACATACGTGATGATATCTTAGAAATTAACGGTCTTAACCCAAGTTGGAGCCGTCAAGGTTCCGGGTCAAGTAGTACAGTTTACGAAGAATAATTTGTCCAATGGCATTGCGTTGCAGTGCCACTTCCTTTATAATCAACATATGAGTAATCTTTTCAAAAAAGCCGCTGTGTTCACTGACATTCATTTTGGTTTGAAGTCAAACAGCTTACAACATAATCAAGACTGTGCCAATTTTGTAGATTGGTTTATCACTAAAGCTAAAGCTGAAGGATGTGAAACCTGTTTCTTCTTAGGTGATTATAATCATCATAGGGCAAGTATTAACATTCATACGCTACAATTTGGATTACAAGCATTAGAAAAACTAAGTGTAGCCTTTGATAGAGTTTTCTTTATCCCAGGTAATCACGATTTATATTATCGTGATCGCCGAGATATTCATAGTGTTGAGTGGGCTAAACATCTACCCAATCTTACAATCGTTAATAACTTCTTTAATGAAGGTGATGTAACTATTGCGCCATGGCTTGTCCAAGATGATTATAAAAAGATTCAAAAATTAAGTGGCAAATATATGTTTGGTCATTTTGAATTACCGTACTTCCATATGAACGCTATGGTAGAAATGCCCGATCACGGTGAGATTAGTGAAGACCATATGATTGGTTTTGATAAAGTATTCAGTGGTCATTTTCATAAACGTCAAGCACGAAAGAATATTTGGTATATGGGAAATGCCTTCCCACATAACTATGCAGACGCAGGAGATGATGCTCGTGGTATGATGGTGCTAGAGTGGGGAAGTGAACCACAATTTTTTAGTTGGCCACGACAACCGCTATACCGTGTATATAAACTTAGTGAAGTATTAGAAAACCCTGAGGGCTTGCTATTGATTGACAGCCATGTTAGAGTACATCTTGACATTGATATTAGTTATGAAGAAGCTAACTTCATTAGAGAAACATTAATCCCAGAACATAAACTAAGAGAGATGGCGTTGATACCAATGAAAATGGAACAAACAGAAATCGCAGGTTCAGATGGATTACGGTTTGAATCAGTTGACCAAATCGTCATCGACCAAATTAACTCTATTGAATCAAATACTTTTGACAAAAAATTATTGTTGGACATTTATAATAACCTATGAGCATTACCCTTAAGAATATTACCCTTCGCAATTTCCTTTCAATCGGACAAGTAACACAAGCCGTTAGTTTTGATAGACAAGATTTAACACTTATTCTAGGTGAAAATCTAGACTTAGGCGGTGACGGTGCTCGTAATGGTACAGGCAAGACCTCCCTCTTGCAAGGGCTATCTTATGCCTTATTTGGTGTTCCGATCAACAGCATTCGTAAAGATAATTTAGTTAACCGTACAAATGGTAAAGCTATGATGGTTACACTAGAGTTTAATGTAGACGGGGTTGAATATAAGATTGAACGTGGTCGTAAACCAAACATTCTTAAGTTCTACGTAAACAATGATTTACAAAAGAACACAGACGATGCACAGGGTGAAAATAAAGAAACACAGCAAGCTATTGAACGGGTGATTTATATGAGTGCCGATATGTTTAAACACATCGTTGCGTTGAATACATATAGTGAACCATTTTTAGCACTAAAAACAAATGACCAACGTGCTATTATTGAACAACTACTTGGTATTACTTTGCTTAGTGAAAAGGCTGAGGTCATTAAGAATATGATCCGTGATAGCAAGGATGGTATTCAAGCTGAAGAATATCGTGTTAAAGGTATTGAAGAAGCCAACAAACGTGTGGCTGAACAAATTGAAAGCTTAAAGCGTAGACAAAAATTGTGGCAAGCAAAGCACAACGAAGATTTAGCTAAATTAGTTACTGATTATGATGACTTATCAAAGATTGATATTGATGTTGAGTTGTTCACACACAAAGAGTTGGTTGTTTGGAATAAACAAAAAGAACAACAAGATAATTATAATGCATTAATTGCTCGTTCTACTGCTTGGCAACAAAAACATGATACAGATGTTTCAATAGCACATAAAGCTTACTTACTTAAAAATGAGTATGATATTGATACTGAAATTAAATTATGGAATGATTTAAAAAAATGGCTTCACGATGAGGCTGACCAAAAATCTATAGCAACCATAATTGATACTTTAACCAAAAGTATTACAAAAGAAAAAAAATTAATTGATAAATTGGTTCGGGAAGTTAAAGAACTTGAGGATCATAAGTGTTATGCTTGTGGTCAAGACTTCCATGATGATAAGCATTTAGAGGTCACATTAGAAAAGACTACTCTACTTGAGAACGCACGTGCTGAATTAGTTGAGCTTGAAAGTAAATTGTCAATCAATCAATCATTAGTTACTGAATTAGGACCTAAGCCTATTCCTTCATATAAAACTGAAGCAGAAGCTATTCGTCATAGCGGTGATGTGTCTAACTTAAAGAAAGTTTGGGAAGATAAGAAACAAGAATCTAATCCATTTAGCGAACAACTAAGTGAATTGACTCCGTTGGTGTTAGGGTCTCAACCTGTCACTCATTATGATACAGAAGCCGAAGCAATTGAACATCGTTCTACCGTTAACAGTTTATTGAATCAAATTACAAACAAAAGTAATGAATCAGACCCATATGCTGAACAAGTAGTTGAAATGGAAAGCAACGCATTACAGGCTATTGATTTTGATAATATTAACAAATTAACACGTACAATGGAACACCAAAAGTTCTTATTAGATTTGTTAGTTAGCAAAGATAGTTTTGTTCGTAAGAAGATTATTGACCAGAACTTAAGTTACTTGAATCAAAGATTGACACATTACTTAGATAAAATTGGTTTACCTCATCAGGTTATCTTCCAGAATGACTTACAGGTTGAGATTACCGAGCTCGGTCGTGAGCTTGACTTTGACAATCTAAGTCGAGGTGAGCGTAATCGTTTAATTCTTGGCTTAAGTTTTGCGTTTAGAGATGTATGGGAATCGTTGTATCGCCCGATCAATACATTGTTTATTGATGAGTTGATTGATAGTGGTCTTGACACGATGGGTGTTGAGAACAGTATTGCGATTCTTAAAGATATGAGCCGACGCAGACAGAAAAGTATTTGGCTTGTGAGTCACCGTGAAGAATTAGCAGGGCGGGTACCTAGTGTTCTTAAGGTGATTAAAGAGAATGGATTTACTTCATACTCTACCGCAGTCGATACAGAATAATTTCAAAGAGACACAGAGACAGATAAGTATTAACATGACTTCACCACAAAAAGCAAAAGGATCTGGTTTCGAACGAGAGGTAGCAAAATTCCTCTCAGTATTATATGGCGAGAGCTTTATAAGAGCACCTGGTTCCGGAGCTTACATTGGTGGTAAAAATCAACACAGAACAACAGTATTACACGAAGGTCAAGTACGTTCTTTTAAGGGCGACATTGTTCCCGGTCAAAGTTTTAGTAAAATGAACATTGAATGTAAGTTCTATGCAGATTTTCCTTTTCACTTACTACTTTCAGGCGACTGTAAAGTAATAAATACATGGATTGAACAATTAATGGATGTTGCCGAAGA